CACCGACGATGCGCGCGAGTTCTCCGCGCTGCTCAATCGCCAGTTCGATCAGGTGGTCGATCTGCTTTTGCGTGTCCATGAATTAGGCTTTCGGGTTCAGTTGGCGCTGGCAAACGGCGTAGCGCTGTGACTCATCCGGAAACTCTGCGGCCATCGTGGCGTCTGCCATGCAGCGCGCAAGGAAGTCCTCGCTCTTTTCTCCAGCACTAGGCGTCGGGAGGATGAACTCCTTCTTCTGTTCCAGTTCGCGGCGATAGGATGCCAGCGAAGCGAGCCAGTCCTTGCTGCTCAATTTGCGCGTGGCAAAGTCGGCCTCGACCGGAGAACCGAGGCGCACCTTTTCGGTAGCGTCTCCAGCCTCGCGACGGTTCAGCCGCTCGACAATAGCGTTGGCCCACGTCTGGCCGGCGTCCCCCCCCCAGCCGTACCAAGCCTGCCACCCCTTCCCCTGCTGGTCCCAGGTCGCGCCCTTCTTGTCGACCTCGTGGCGATCAAAGTACGCCTTCATGCGGCGCACCGTATCCTCGGACAGCGCACGCTTGTTGATGATGTCGCGCGCGCGAGCAATGCCGACCGAGGTCATGCCACGCTGGCTGGCCGGCTTAGACTCGCGAACTTCCAGCGCGCGTTTCGCGTTGGCGATCATTGAGTCATTCGGAACGTAGCCATCCTCTGCAAAGTCGATGACGATACGGTTGTCGGATAGGTCAGAATCTGCTTCTGATGCTTGAGGTGCAGCGTCGGTGCTGCTTGCGACCTGTGCGGCCGCAGCCTCTGCGCCGACCTTCTCGCCCGTAGCCGCGGCAGCTGCCGGCGTGCTGGGAAGCGCATTGGTAACCAACCGAATAGCAGTCTCCGGCACGTTGTAGCGCTGCGCCAGTTCGGACACGAACGAAGCCTCAATCGCGATCTGCTCTAGGCGGCCGAACGCATCGGTGCCCTCCTCGGCTGCGATCTCCTGCAAGGACTTCGCGCCCTGCCGATTCTCGTTTAGGTTGGCTGCGGACTCGCGGCCGATGTCAATCGTGAGCTTGGCCGGGAAGCGCCACTCGCCACGGGTCGCACGCTTCATCGCCTGCACCACCGTCTCGCCATCACGGCGCGGCGGAGGCGGAATCAAGTCACGCGCAATCGCGTCGAGAATTACTTGGTTCTTGATCGGATCGAGCACCTTGTCCTGCAAGATCCCTTGATGGCGAGTGAACACGCGGTCCGCCGCGGCAAAGTCCGCACGCACGCTCGGCCCCTTGTAGTTCTGCGTCCCGAACAAAACGCCCTCCGGAATTCCGACGCCGATTGCGATCTCATGCATCAGATGCTGCACGAATCCTTCGAACGCAGCACTCGGCCGCGACGGCATCACCTCGACCTTATCCGCAGTCCCGAAGTAACGGATCTGCCCTATTTGCGATTCCTCGTTTTTCTGCGTTTGCCCGTTCGCGAGCGTTTGCGCCGGATTAGGCGTAAACAGGTTTCGTGGGTTGGCAGTTCCTCGGTCGGAAAATACGAGGGCGGCCTGCTGACTAGCAAAGCGGACGCCAACCTTTTCAGCTTCGAGAATTTCGTAGAGCATCCGAGCCGTGCGGATTGCAGCGTGGAAGTCAGTGATTCCGCGATACTGGTCCACGCGGAACGGATCGAAGTAATGACAGAAAAACTGAGCTTCAATGTCTTCTGGATCATAATAGACTCCCTCGCGCGTCACGCGGAAGATGCGGTAGGCCACAGGCCGCCCGAACTCGTTCGTGAACACTCCTTGGAAATAGTTGTTCGGTTCCGAGCCGAGCAGGTTCGGATTGCCGATGCGCGTTCCAGGCACCAGCTGAATCTTCAGTTCGCCATCAACGCGACGGATGACGACACCACAATCACCGTCAACCGGACGCTGTTCTGCCGCCATTTGAATAATTTTCTTGAAAGTGTGTCGGCCGGTCACGTCGCACGTCTTGCACCACTCGTGGAAGTACTCCGCAACAATTGCATTATAATCTCGATCACCCGTGGTGGGACTGTATTCATGCGGCGTCAGATAATTGCCAAATTTGCGGCTAATTTCGCGCGCCTCACCAAAATTTTCCTGTAGATCCCGCGCCTCCCACATCATCGTTATGCGGTCGCGCACCGTCGTCGACGACTCGCTCGGCAGACCGTACTGCTTCGGAGCGTACAGCCGATTCGTCATGGCCGCGTTGTAGTTGAACAGCGCAGCCTGCACGCGCGACTCCATGCGCTTCAAGCCCCAGGCCGGAGCGATGGCCGAGATGGCCTTGTCATACCAAGGCGCAGAACTGATGACCTTTGAAGCGTCGAAGTCCATGTTAGTTACCGTTGAAAGAAACAAACGTCTGATCGGTCGTTGCGCCAGCCTGATAATCGATGGCCGACTGGATCTGGCCGAGCATGATGTTGAGGCGGGTCAAATCCGCACGGGTCACGCTTTTGCCGTTCAGGCTGTAGGACGAATTCACCAGCACGGCTCGGATGGCTGCGATGGTCTCAGTCTTCAGCGTTGCCAACGTCGCGCTATCCAGTCCTTCGAACGGATTATCGTTGCCCATGTAAAAGCGGCAACTGTCCAACCTTTTGACGGTGGACCGCGCTAGCGTTAATCCGACTTGTCAGGAGGCGGTGTGTACCGGATGACGCCGGCAATGGTCGCCATACAAAGCAGCATGGCCGATGTGTCCAGGCCGTGGTTCGGCGCGTTGCTCCGCACTTCGCGCCATTCCCAGACGCCGGAACGCACCTCCACCTTGGATTCACCCTTGAGGTGCTCGAGGTAAAGCGGGTTCGCATCTGATGGAATCTCCCACTTCAAATCGCCCTTGCCATCGAGCGCCACCGCTAGCGTATCTTTGAAGTAGTCACCGGACCACTCGTAAAAGTAGACATCGCCTCCGCGGTAGTCACTCACGCGCGGCTCTGAAAACGGGAAGTTGACCAGCTTGTCGCTGTGCTCGTCGCGCATCGTCCACGTCTTGCGACCATAGCCACGCATACCTCGCCAGCCAAACTCGGCGCAATCGCGGTCAACATCGCTCGGCCGATATCCTCTGTCCTGCGCCACGCAGGCATCCGGCACTTGATAAACGCGTTGCATCTCGCGCAGCTGGTCTCGCGTGTCGATGCGGCCAAACCATAGCTGGCGATAGCGCGGACCCGTGGCCGTGCTGAATGCGCCGATCTCGACCCACCAATGATCTAGCTGGCGGTCAAGTGCCATGAACCGGATGACCTCGTTGTCGATCTTCTCGCCGGCACGATACTGCGCCGTCGTGTAGCCAGAATCCTTCAGAAAAAGGTTGATCGTTTTCTTGGTCACGAGCCACGGCTTGGCCTCGCGCTTTGTTCGAAAGTCGATGCGCATCTGATCGTCGCCAGTCCGCAGGGAATGGTTCTCAGCCTCGCACCATTCCTCGACCAGCAGCCGCATAGGACGCGACACCAGCGCTTCGATCCGGAACGATTGGACCTCTGCCGCTGCGTCAGGCCGTTGTGCGATAAACCGTCCGGACTTCTTCCAAGCCTCGCGCGTAGCATCGGAGTCGCTCGACTCGTGGCCGCAGTGAATGCAACGGAAGCGGCACGACTCGACCGCGCGCGCCACATCCCACGAGTTATCGTCCCGCTTGGCTGCTCGGTCCCAGACTACGCCGGCGCGATTGGTTCCGTCCTTCTGATCGAACGCGATGACGTGCGGCTTGTGGCAGCTCGGACACTCTGCGTGCCACTCCTGCTGATTGCCGCTGGTATAGCTCGCGTGCTCGACGTTGCCTGTCTGCTCGTCCATCACCGGAGCTTGGCTGACGTTGTAGACCTTGCTTCTCCCGACCTCCTCAAACTTACTCACGCGCGCGATGGCGTGACCGTAAGTCTCCTGCCAGCGCGGCAGCCAGATCTCGTCGTTGATCTTGTACCGGATAGACTGCGATTGCTGCGTCGAGAGATTGGCCGCGTTTAAAGTCAGGAAGAAGCCGCCGAAGTAAATCTCGGTCGTCGTCCGATGCGGTCCCGGTTTCGGCAGCATCGCAGCCACTGGCCGGCAACGCTCGAGCAAAGGCCAGAGCCGCGTCTTTGCGTGCCGCTCCACCATGTCGTCGGTCTGCATCGTCCAGCTGATCGGTCCCGGATCGTTGGCGATAATCCACGGCAGCCACACGTCAGCGACCAGCGTGCCGCCAATCTGCACCGCTTTGCGAAAGTGTACGCGCCGGATCAGCGGATTCTGCAGCGCTTCAAAGATAGGCACTAGCCACGGCGACAGCCGCACGTTGAACGGTCCAGGCGTGGCGTAGCTCTCCGGCAGCTGCACATTCCGACGTGCCCAATCATAGATTGGCGCACGGTCGGGCTGCGACAGCGCAAAGTCTGCGAGGAGTTGTTCTTCGTGCGTCACTTCTTCTTTGGCCTGCCGCCAAGTTTGCCGTTGCTGCGCGCTGCTTCACGTTTGGCGCTAGACTTGGCTTTGCCCCCACGTCGGCCAAGTTCGCGCATGACTTGCCGTATTTCTTCAGGAGTCGGCTGCATTGAGTTGAGCCATTAAAGTTTTGAACGCCAATTCTGCCGTGGCCGGCACTACGCCGTTTCCGAGCAGTCTGAGTTCGTCGGTTCGATTGTCACAGGTGACGCACAGCTCGGCATAGTCCAACCCACCGGAAGACCCATCAATGTTTCCACCCACCGCGAATTGAGCTTGCCGCCAGCTTGACTGTTCAAATCTGAATGCTGAATGCCGTTGTTGTAGGTTCCGCCCGTCATGTTTCTCGGTGTCGCCCATGACTGAATCTGATCGTTCAAGTTCTTGGATCGCTCTGGATTCGTGAACCGTTCCGAGTCGCCGCTGCGAAAGTCCCGCGTCTGTGGTGTCGCCCACGCCTTCACCTGAGCAGTCAATGGCATCGTCGCCACGTCGCCCTTCGCCTGCCGCGCAGCCCAAGTCTCCGGATTCTCGTCTGTCGTCTTTCCCGCCCTCGGTGTTGCCCACGACTCGAGGCGGCTCCCATCCGTGCTGGAGTTGGCCTGGTCGGCTGGGCCAGCGCAATGCACCGCAGTCCCTAAATTGGGCGCGACTCGATTGCCCTGCGAAGCGCCGGAGTCCTTCCAGTCCCGCGCATTTGCTGTGGGCCAGGATGAAGACCCGCTTTCGCTGGTGAGGCGCGCCGACTTCAGCCGCACTAAATATTCCCCACGTCGTCGTGTAACCAATGCTTGCCAGTTCTTCGACGACTTCTCGGAGTCCAAGGCTGATGTGTCCTTCGACGTTTTCAAAGAAGCAGACTCGAGGACGCATGATCCGAATTCCATCTGCAATCCACGGCCAGAGATGTCTTGGGTCGTCTTTACCTCTGCGCTTTCCAGCGGCGCTGAATGGCTGGCACGGATAACCTCCAGAGAGGATGTCCACGCGGTCACAAAACTCTGACCACGGGAAGGTTTTAAGATCCGACCAAATAGGTGCTGCGTCCAGCTGTCCTGCTTCAATTTTCGCAACCAAGTTCGCGCAGGCAAAACCTTCGATCTCGCTAAAAGCGACTGTGCGCAAATCTCTGACTGCTCGTTTGAGCCCGAGATCAATGCCTCCGTATCCTGCGCACAGACTAACGTGTGCAACTGCTTTGGGAGAATCCATGTCATATCCTCAGACCCGCACGAACTGACCCGTTGCCTTGCTCTGGTACACCATGAACTGCGCGCCGCGTACGCCCTTTGCGATCCACATCTTCGGCTCCCAGCCGCGGCTCATCAGGTCCGCAGCGGTGAGTTGGCCAACCGCAATCTCGGTCAGGCTGTACTGGCGGTTGTCGATCTTGGTGGTGTTGTTGTTTTCCATGCGACCACTAAAACCCAAGCCGCTTGGCATTGCTAGAAAAAAGAGCATGGAACGGCTGGCCCGATTTGTAATGTCACGCCTCAGTTTCCTCTACTGTTGCTCCTGATTTGCTTTGAGTTACGGCGTCGCTTTCGAATCGCGCGATGTTGCCGGCGATGACCTCGCGGATCTCGTCCAGTATACTGCTGCCTTCCACGTTCGCTTCCGCAGCTGATTTGCCGACGACGCGCGGCCCAAGTTCGACCTCTAGCTTCAGCCGCAGCAGCAGGTCCAGCTTCTGACTGAGCAGCCGCAGCATCGACCGAACAACCTCGCGCTCCACGAGATCGCCACGCTGCGCGCTGATCTTCAGATCCTTCAGCGTGATGTCACGACGCAAAGCCTCTGCTTTAAGTTCTGCAAGGTTGTTGCCGTCTGCTTTGTTTACCTGCTTGTTCAGACCACGCGAGGCCGCCCAGTCCGCGATCTCCTGCGCCTCCGCTCCCTCGGGAAATCCCTCCACGCGCCGCCAACCGTAAAAGGTTTGCCGACTAATACCAAGTGCTCTTGCA